TTGCTGCAATATTCTGCAAACTTGATCCCCATTCTTCCGTTCCTTGAATTAAAAGATCAAATGTATTTGTCAAACCAGAACCAATTGATTGGTAAACCCCGTCAAATTGACGAGCGTGTTCATTTAATAATAATTGCTGTTCCTGCAATTGAAATACGGTTCCAAGCTCTTGCTTTGAAATATTAACTAACGCTTGTTTATCATTAATTTGAGTACGCAATGAATTTGCGTAAGTCATATTTTTTGCATTAATTGCCTCTTGAAGTGCATTCCGCATTTTTGCTAATTCTAATTCTGGACCTGCAATTTCTTGGATATAACGACTTTTTTGTTCTGCTCGTAATTGCTGTTGAGCAAACCCCAATTGATCTTTTGCTTGTATCGCTAAACCGCCACGTAGTCCTGCAATTTCTCCGGCAAATCCCAATTTAATTTGTGCGCGTTGCTGCTTTGCCTGTGTACGCTCAAGTTCTTTTTGAAGCCTAAGTTGCAATTCACTCTCTTGTCTCTGAAGGCGACGTTCTTTCTGCTGTTGTTTTAATAATTCAAATTGCGATGCATAAAGATTATTTGTTTCCCGAACAGTGCCATTTAATCTTGCATCAAGAATTGCCGCAGTATATTTCGCTTCTAAAATAACTCTTTCGCGCAGTTCAATTTTTGCGAGTTCACTGACTCTTTCTTGAGCATTTTGCAGTTCAGTTCTTGAGTAATCGGCAATATTGCGATTTACTTGATTAATCTGATCGTTGACTTGCAAAGTTTCCGCATATGCATTAAATTGACGGACTTCATTTCGAATATCTTGTTCTTTCGTCTGGCGATTAATTTCAGTAACTCTTTTATCATATTCAAGATTGTTCTTTTTGACCAATTGTATTTTTTCTTCAATGCTAATCTCGCCTCGTTTTTGACGTAATATAATATCATTATAATTTACTATTTTTTCAGTTAAAGCAATATTTTTTTGAGCAATGCCATACTGCTCTGCATTGGTTCCAAGAATATAACGCGCACCTCTTCCTTGTGCTTCAAGCAATGCATTTTGATCGCGTAAACTTGCAACGCGATCTTTAGCCGCCTGCGACAAACGATCTTCATTTATTTTTGGAGCTTGCTTAGAAACCTCACCAAATAATCCCTTTAAATCTATTGATTGACCCGGTCCCAAAACCAGGGGAACTTCTTTAAGTTTTGAAATATATCCAATAACACCAGCGGTCAATTTGCTCCAACCAATTTGAGCGCCACGGAAAAATTGATCAGCGGCTTCTCCACCTCGCTGTAATTGCTTAGCATTTTCTTGTCCAATAATTTTTCCATATTCTTTCAATGCAAGTTCGGCAGCCTTGGCAGTCTGCCCTGATTTCTGCAAATTAGAAATTAAATTTGAAGTTTCTGGATTTAAATATCCCAGTGATTGCTGAAGATAGCCAGCGGCATCACCACCTTCTCTTAAAGATTTAGCGAAATCTCGAGTTGATTGAACAAGATCATCAAATTTTTGACCAATTGCTCCACCAACAATTTGACCAGCAAAACCTGTTCCGAGAAAAGAACCCAAGCCGCCGCCAATAATTGAACCAGGACCAGCGCCAAATAATGCTGGAAAACCAACACCCAATCCAATATTTTCAGCTAATTGTCCGCGTTCCTGCGCTCTTTGACGTTGCAAGCGTAATTGTGCCACACGAGTAGAACGTCTAGCTCTAGATAACTCCAAAGCATTTGGAGCTAAATTCAAACCACCAGTAAGTTGCTGCAGGCCACGCTCTGTATAGGCCGGTAGAGCAAGTGGACCACCAACATTTGGAGCTAAGCGCCCGCCAATATCGCCAAGAGCCTGCGTGCGCATTGCAGACATGCGTTCTCTATTTTGAGCGCGCATGTATTCAACTGTACTTGCATTTGCAGCCGCTTCATCTTGAGCAAGTTTTGTTTTTTGACGCTGAAGATTTTGGCTAAGTCCAGTAATACCAAATTGCTCACGAGCAAGGCTTGTTAATTTTTGCTGCGCTTGCACTGCGGCAGCATCAACTGGTGCTGCTTGGCCTAAATATGCTCTAGATGCTGCAGATGGCGCAAGGTTGGGCGCTCCTTGACGAGCAACAACTTCTTGAACGGTTGGAGCAGCAGCGCGATTTGGAACACCTAAGTACCGCATTGTGGCGCTCTGCGCAGCGCCCATGGAACGTGAAGCCTTGTTGGCTACATCGCTAACATGAGTGTATGACCGAGATATTTTTTGAAGGTCTCCATTCAGTTTTCTGATTTCAGAAGATGCAACAGCATATGCCTCTGAAGTGCCAGAAACATTAGTTCTTATTTTTTCCCAAAGATTAATCTGGGCTTTTAGCGTGCTAATGCTATTGCCAGATGATTTGACAACATCTTTTATTTTTTCAACGTATTCACCAAGATCAAGTGAACCTTGGTTTGTTGATTTTGCAAGTTCGTTAACAGTTTTTTTGAGTTGCTCTAATTGCTGACGATTTTTAACGTCAACGATAATTTGAACGGATGTCTGATTTTGCTGCGCCATTACCGTTTCCGAGAGTCGTTCATGCAGATGAGAGCAGCTCGCTCCATGACCTGTATGCCTTCAAACAAAGCGACAGGTTCAGCCACTGCATACAGCTTACATAGCCATTCCAAACTCGGGTAGTGCAAACCAACGAGACCAGACATACTGGCCTGCCACTGAGTGGATAGACGCAGAAACATCATCACAGTATCCCAGTTCTCCTCCCAGACCTCAAAATCTTGAGAAACTGAATCTAAATGCAAAGAGGCAAGCTGTTCAGGCGTTGCCCCTAATGCTTTTAGATCATTTTCACGTTCGTCGATTACGCCGCCCCGAACCCAATATTGAGCGGCGTTTTCTAGTTTTTTCTTGAACCCGTGTAAATCGCCTCGACGTAAGCATTCATAATCCCGCGTACGGCACAAGGATCATCACAAAGCGCAATGATACTTTCGTCATTGAACGCAACTTCTTTGCCAGACTCATCTTTCATGCTGGACCAACCTTCAAGCAAACCCGAGAGAACGGCATAGTCGCCTTGCTCTACAAGTTCATTGAAGGTTGATCGAGGCACTTTTTTGAAAACGACCTCAAAAGTTTCCTTGACATAATCCCCATCGCTGGGAATTTCAACGGTGACTGGCCACTTGAAGGAAGTGGTTTTTTTGAGGACGAAGGCCATGAACAGAGATCAGGTGAACACCAGCGTGGTTTCGTTGTTGCCAGCCGTGGTAGGCAGAGCCAAGAACGGCATGGACAGCGCGATTACGCCGTTAGTATCAGCGTAGCTGCAACCGGTGATATCTGTCTGGGCTGCGTTCAGCGTGACGATATTGCCAGGGGTAGCGCCAAGCACAAGGCTGGTAGAACCAGTGGCAGTGGCAACGGCCTTGGCAAAGTAATCGGTGGTGCCAACAGCAGGCGCTTCAATCACAGCCGTACCACCAGGGGCGCGATTGGTGATCAGCACTTCTTGGGAACTAGCAGTCTCCTTGTACAGCAACTCGTTGTTCAGAGCCAGATCAAACGATTCAATGCGAGCCGAGGTCACACCGTGGAAGGTGGCCGTGGTCATGTTGGTATCGTTGACCTCGATGGCAGCAGCCTGGTTGGCAACGGTGAAGGAGCCAGACAGGGCGGTGCCGTCAGGGGCGTTGTAGATGCCGATGAACTGGAAGCTGGCAACAGCAAACTGACCAGCAGTCAAGTTGAAACTGACAGTGCCACGTGCGCCGGTGATCTTGTGGCGGGTGCCGTCGTAGAAGCAATAGATCGTGGCGGAGCTGAAGCTACTGCTCACCGGAGCATATGTGGCTGAAGTGCTGGTCACCAGGGTTTCGCTCAACCCACAAGCCTTCAACAGCGGACCAAAAGCAGGGGCGGTGCCAGCAGTGCCGGAGCCAGCCAGCTCAACATCAAAGGTCACGCTGACGCGCTTATTGGCAACCAGAGTGCCACGAGTGGGGTTACCAAGAAAACCTTGATAAGTGGCCGCTTGAACGTTGTCCGACTCAATCGGAGTTACTTCAAGGTTGGTAACTTGAACCGCGTCAGAACCGCCGACAGGACTGGGATCAGTCCCATAGGTTGACTCAATCTTCGCGATCAGAAACTTTTTCCGAGTCAGTGCCATCGGTGGTAGGAGCGGCG